CAAGGAAAGCCAACAATCGGTGCTGGTCTTATTGCATCACGATTAAAAGGGAGTGGCAAGTATGACTATCGTGTTGTTGAGGCATCTGAAAAGGTTTGCAGCATTGACTTTTATCAAGGTAACACAAAGATAGGTAATAGCACATTCACTATTGAGGATGCGAAAAAAGCACTAACAAAGAACATTGATAAGTTTCCAAAAAATATGCTATTCGCCAGAGCAATTAGCAATGGTGTGAAGTGGTATTGTCCGGACATCTTTAGTGGACCAGTTTATGTACCGGAAGAAATGCAAGTGGTAACTACTGAAGAAGCTACACACGTTGAAGTTGACACAACTATTGATGAGATAATTAATGACATTCAAGTTTGCGTTTCGTTAGATGAAATCAAAGCAGTTTGGAAGAAATTAACCCTTAACCAAAAAACTGACTTACGAGTATTAGCTGCCAAAGATGATATGAAAACCAAATTAACACCAGCAAACTAATGAAACTAACAATCTATCAAATTGAACAAAGCTATAATCAATTAGCAGAAGAACTTATAGAGAATGGGGGTGAGTTAACCCCCTCTCTTGAGGAAGCACTTGCCATAACCGAAGAACAACTGCAAAACAAATCTGTTGCGTATTCGTTTGTAATTAAGCAAATGGATGCTGATGTTGACATCATTGATGCTGAAATAAAACGGTTGCAGGCAGCAAAGAAGCAACGTGAAAAAGCATCAGACTATTTAAAGGATCGTATCAAACACGCAATGGACACATTCCAGATTGAAGAGATTAAAACACCATTGGTGAAGATTAACTTTAGAAAATCGGAAACAGTTGAGGTTGAGAATGTTAACTCACTACCAATGGCATATAAGACTGTGAAAGTTGTAGAAACTGCTGATAAAGTTGCTATTAAGGCAGCGTTAAAGGATGGTGTTGAAGTTACTGGTTGCAGTATAGCAACACATCGTAATTTGCAGATTAAGTAATTATTACTTATATTTGCAAACGAAATAACCGCCAACTTGAAAGAAATTATTAATAGCATAGCCCTTATCTTGATGTAGCCTCTTGGCGGTGGCGCATCTCGATAGGGGCTTATTTAATTTATATAAAATGATATCAGTATTTAATAGTGCAAAAAGTAACCAATCAGATGCAAGCATTGAAGTTGATGAGTATTTTGATGGGATTAAAAATGGTCGCTGGCAAGATGAAGTGCTAAACTTTCGTGCTGGTCGAACACAAAAAGAGTTAACAACTTGCGTAACTGCAAGTGGTAGCTTCAAGCAAAGGGCAGCTAATAAATTACTTGAGCATAGTGGTTTCATTTGTCTTGATATTGATGCAAAAGACCAGATTGCTGAAGTTGATATTGAAAGAATAAAACGCAACGAATATGTTTACTCCGTGCATCGTTCACTATCTGGTAATGGGTATGCAGTATTTATAAAAATTGATGGGACAAGGCATTTGGATGCGTTTCTTTCACTTGAAAATTACTTTATGGTTCAGTTTTCAATTGTGCTGGACAAGTCTTGCAAGGACACATCTCGTTTGCGTTTTGTGTCATATGACCCAGACATCTACATTAATAAGAAATCAAAACAATTTAAGACCTACTTAAAGAAAAAAGACAAACCAAAGCCAAAGCCAGTGGTTGTTAAAACTGATTTTGATGAGATGGTGGTAAAGGCTGCGCCAATGAATTTGTTTGATAACTACGAAGACTACATTCGCCTTGCTTTTGCTTTGACCCAAGAATTTAGTGAAAGTGGTCGCAACTACTTTCATTCACTATGCCAATCATCGCCAAAATATTCCCATAGGCAAGCAGAACGTGATTACAATATAGCTTTGCAACGTAGCGGAACTGGTGTCAGCATTGCATCAGTTTATTATATTTTTAAGCAAGCAGGAATTAGCACCACATCGGAAAGGACAGAAAAAATAAAGAGCATTGTTAAACTTTCTGATAATCCCCAAGAAGAACTAAAAAAATTAAATATAACCGATGCCGATGAGTTTCTTAAACCTCAACTAAAAAAAGAAAATACAGAGATTGATGAAATCATTGAACTTATCAAATTAAACAATGTAAAATTCAACGAGATTACACGAAACTTTGAATTCAATGGCGAGGAAATGACCGATCGAATATTGGCTAATTTCTACACCAAAGTTTGGCAGAAAATTGATGATGGAATTTCAAAGGACAAAGTGTTTACCCTAATTCAAAATAAAGACAATAGCATATCTTATAACCCGATTAAAAATTGGTTTGAGAATAATTCACATCTGACAACTGATAATGAATTTGACAAGCTAAAAAAGTGCTTTGAGATTGAGCAACTAATATACGAAAATGATGGGGTATACACTTTTGATGACTATTTAGATACCTATTTAAAAAAATGGTTATTAGGATTGATTGGTTCAGCCTATGGCACTTATTCGTTAATGATTTTAGTGATTACTGGTGAACAAGGAATCAAAAAAACTGAATTTTATAGAAACCTATTGCCGAAAGATTTGCGTAAATTCTATGCTGAAAGCAACTTGGATGAGGGCAAAGATTCTGAAATTTTAATGACTAAAAAATGGTTAATAGTTGATGATGAATTTGGAGGCAAATCAAAAAAGGATGCTACAAAATTAAAACGTATGAGCAGCCAGCAAACATTTTCCATTCGTATGCCATACGGAAGAGTTTCAGAAGACCTGCTACGCCTTGCTGTTTTAGGTGGAACTTCAAACGATGCTGAGGTAATTAATGACCCTACTGGTAACCGAAGAATAATACCAATAAACCTGATTAGCTTTGATTTTGATGCGTATATGAAGATTGATAAGGATAAACTATTTATTGAGCTTTACAATGAATGGAAAAGTGATAAAGAGGCTTGGTTCTTAACCAAAAGAGAAATCGAATACTTAAATAAAGCCAACGAAAAAAACATTGAGGTAATGAGTGAAGTTGAATTAATTAATAGACACATCCAAAATGACCCAACAAGCAAAATGACTAACACGGATGTGATCCTTGAACTGCAAAAAATACACCCAACATTTAAAACTAACACCAAACGAATGGGGCAGGCTTTGAAAAAATGTGGCTACATTCAGCAAGTTATGAAAGTAGGAACTAAGGTAATTCGTGCTTATGAGATAAAAATCAAAGGATCTGTAACCTCTTATAGTATTGAAAATCAAAATGATACGTTCTAAAAGTTACAGATTACACATAAAAAGCGAATTTCAATTACGCTGTATAAAATAATGTGTGCGTGTGTGTGCGTGTGTGTATAATGTATAGTAAGTTAAATAAATGATATAAATCTGTAAATCTGTAACCACTTAGTGCCACTAAGTTACAGATTGAAAAAAAAGTGTTAACATCTGTAAAATCTGTAACCATGTTAAGAGAATACCAAAAAAACGCAATAACATTAATTGAGAGCAATCAAAATAAGAATGTCGCGCTACAAATGCCAACCGGAAGTGGCAAAACTTTTACCTTTTGCGAAGTCGCTAAAAGGCACTATGCAGAAAACATTACAAGTGTGCTTATATTGGTGCATAGACAAGAATTACTACAACAAGCTAAAAATAGTTTGGGTGAAAAGTGTTTCTTGATTGAAGCAGGAGTAAAAGCCATACCAAGTGACTACAACTATTATGTCGGAATGGTGGAAACAGTTGCAAGAAGAATTAAGAAACTGCCTAAGTTTGGGTTAACAATAATTGATGAGTGTCACATCGGTAACTTTAAGAAAATGCCATTCTTTCAAGACCAAGAATGCAAAGTGCTTGGAGTAACTGCAACACCAATAAACGAATACCCATTGGCAAATTATTATGCTGAACTATTGCAACCAGTTACCATTACCGATTTGATTGATAATAATTATTTACTAAACTGTGATGCCTACGGATTTGCATCTGATTTAGTAGCAGCTCAAAAATTTAAAATTAAAGGCGGTGAATTTGATGAGAAAGAAATGGAGGAATTTTACTCCAGCGAAAAGATGGTTAACAATGTGATTGAAAGCTATTGGAAATTATCAGCAGGTAAAAAAACATTAATATTCAATGTAAATCTAAAACATAACGATGCGGTTTATTCTGCCTTATTACTTGAGGGATTAAATGTGTATAGTATTACCGGTGAAACTGAAAAAAAAGAACGTGCTGAAATCTTGCAAAAGTTTAAGCAAGAACCTGATGCCATAATTTGTAATGTGGGTGTGTTGACTGCTGGATTTGATGAGCCAACAATTGAAACAATTATACTTAACAGAGCAACCAAATCTTTATCACTATACCTCCAAATGATTGGCCGAGGATCAAGATTAAGCGAAAACAAAAGCAACTTTACTGTGATTGATTTGGGAAAAAATACTGCAAGACATGGCCAATACACCGATTTTTTTGATTGGCAAACATATTTTAAAAATGGTACTAAAAAAGAAAATAAAAGTGTTGGGATGTCACCGGTTAAGGAATGTCCAAATTGTGGACATCTTCAGCATACAAGAAAAATAAAGTGCGAAAGTTGTGGTCACGATTTTGAAGAGGAGAAAAAAGCACAAGAAGCAGAAGAGCAAATAAAACAACTTGTAAAACTAACCAGAGAAAAACCTATTAATATACCTACACAACACTTGTTTCAATTAGCAGAGGAACGCAAATGGAAACCATACGCAGTATTGCACAAGATTTGCGACCATATTATTCAGTATGAGTTAAAACATTCGCCAATAATAACTCATTACCATTCCGTAAAAATGGCAGGTGAGCAGCTATCTGTTTGGTGCAAAAAATATGAAAAGCAAAATAATAGGTGGCATCAAGATTTTATTGTAAATTTGTTGAATGCAAAACGAAAAGAAGCAATCGGAGGATAAAATACAAAGTGATTGCTACGTATGGTTTCACAACACCTACCCACAACACCGTGGTTTATTGTGTTACAACCTCAACAATTCAAAAAACAAAATTGATGGTGCAAGAAACAAGGCTAAAGGTCTAATAGCTGGCAGAAGTGATATGGTGCTTTACTATGATGCAAAAGCGTTTATGATTGAATTCAAAACATCTGATGGTTCGCAATCAGCAGGGCAAAAGGAATGGGCAGCATTAGTTAGGAGTAATGGTTTTCAATATCACATCGTAAGGTCACTTGATGAGTTTCAATCACTTATATTAAACTTATTAAAATAATTCTTATCTTTGTGCTATGAAAGCCGATGACAAAACGCCCAAAAAACGTCCATTAAAACCGTTTAAAGGAGCAGTTGATGGGACACCATTTACAACTACCAATCAACCAAGCCCCGAAGCTAAGAGTAAAGGATGGGAGGCTAAGCGCGCTGAAAAGTTACTTACTCAAAAGATTATCGAAAAGTTAACTGGCTCAAACAACCTTGAGGAGTATGTCGATAGTTTATTTAACAACGCAAAGATGGGCAATGCTAAGGCCATTGATACATTAAACAACGGAATTGAGGAGCAAATAACCAAAACCGAAACAACCATCACAGACACGCGCCCACCATCAACTGTCACGATGCCTGATGGCACTAAGATTGAAATTTAATGAACGTTGATTTACAAGCCAACCCAAAGCAATATGATTTCTATATTCAAGCGATGGCAGCGGCACAAGGCGCGACAGAGAAGCGCAACTTGCTTTATGGTGGCGCAATTCGTGGTGGCAAGTCTTTTATCTGCGCCACGATCTGTTTGCGTTTGGCCTCAATGTATCCAAATAGCAAGTGGCATGTTATCCGTTCTGACTTTCCGAAGTTAGTAAAAACAATCATACCGACATTTGAAAAGATTATCGATGGCTCAGCACACTTTAGGTGGTCGCGCGATAAGTCAAACTACTTCTTAGAAAACACTAAGACCAAATCAAAGATATTCTTTATGGCTGAAAACATAAGCCATGACCCCGAGTTAAATGCTTTCTTAGGACTTGAAACAAACGGAATATACTTTGAGCAAATTGAAGAGTTAAGCAAGAAGTTATGGAATATCGGCAGCTCGCGTGTTGGCTCCTGGTATATTGATAAAATGCCAACACCTTTGATATTAGCAACATTTAATCCGACTCAAACGTGGATTAAAGATGAAATACACATACCGTATTTAAAGGGCGAGTTAGGTGAGGAGTTTTACTATCAGTTAGCCATGCCAGATGATAATGCATTCGTAACTGATGAGCAGCGTAAAGTTTGGTCACGTATGGATGAGCGTTATCGTAGGCAGTTTATCGGTGGCGATTGGACTAACTTCGATATGGATGGCAATCGTTGGGCATATGCTTACGATTCGACTAAACACCTTAAGCCCGTTGAACTTAACAAACAACTGCCCATCATACTTAGTTTTGATTTTAACCGTAATCCTATTTGTTGCTCAGTGCTTCAAGTTATGCCGCCATCAACGATAAGAGTTAAAGAAACGATTAAGTTAGCCAATAGCGACATCTACCAACTTTGCGATGTGATTAAGTCTAAGTATGGCAATGCACTTTACCAAGTAACTGGCGATGCAAGTGGCAAGTCATCGAGTGCATTGGTGCAGGATAACCTCAACTATTACGTTGTTATTCGACAGAAGTTTAACCTCAGCAACAATCAAATGTTAGTACCAAGCGTTAACCCATCGTTAGAAGACAACCGAATGTTAGTCAACTCATTACTTGCGCGTGGCAATGTAGAACTTGACCCTCAGTTTACTAAGGGATTGCAATTCGATTTAGAAAACGTGGCGGTGCTACCCGATGGCACTATAAAGAAAACAGACCGTAACGATCCGACTCAACAAGCCGATGCATTAGACACATTTCGTTATGCTTGTAACACTTATCTAAAAAATTTCATATATTTGTCAAATGTTTAGCGTAATAATTCCAACAATGTGGAAATCTCCACGCATCACACAACTGTTAACCGATTTGTGCAACTGCGAATTAGTAGGCGAGGTTATCATTATTGATAACAACCCGAGCGAAAGTCAACCGTTGCCACTTAACGCTAAGTATGACATACACTTAATGGCTGAAAATATTTATGTAAATCCTGCATGGAATTACGGAGTTGAACGTTCCCAATTTGAGAACATATTAATTTGCAATGATGACATTAACTTTAACCCATCGTTCTTAGGCATCTATGATGACAGTTTGCAGCACGTTGGCATTATCGGAATGGCATTTGAGAACTACCAACTAAAGGCAGACCATAACATCCACCTCAAACCGATGAAAGAACGCCCTTATGGATGGGGCTGTTTGATGTTAATTCACAAATCAAAGTACACACCGATACCCGATGATTTACTTATTGCAAACGGTGATGATTGGTTAGCACAACACGCGACACCGTTTGTATTGCATGGCTTATCGATTCAATCCGAGATTAGCACCACATCGAGAATGGAGGAGTTTGGAATGATACAACACACCGATAACGAAACTTATAAACTAAAATATGGCACACCAAGAACAAGTTGAATGGTGCGAGCTTGTTAAGCACGCGCACCCAGAATTCTTTATCGGCACTAACGTTTTAGACATCGGATCACTTGATATCAATGGCAACAACCGTTATTTGTTTGAGCAATGCGACTATACTGGCATCGATATCGGAGATGGGCCTAATGTTGACCTTGTAATTAAGGGGCACTTGCATAGGACAGACATCGATAACGATTACGATGTGGTTATTTCAACTGAGTGCTTTGAGCATGATGAGCATTGGCAACAAACGTTAAAAAATGTAATTAAAAACTTATTGAGCAAAGGTGGTTTATTTTTGTTTAGTTGTGCCGCGCCAGGCAGACCCGAACATGGTACAAAGCGCACAAGCCCAAAAGATTCACCGTTTACTAATCACTACTATCGCAACTTAAGCGAGGCCGATATTCGCAGCGTGTTGGATTGCGACAAAGTATTTTCGAATTATAAATTCAAAACACGTACAGAGTTTCCACAAGATTTGTATTTTTACGGAATAAAAAAATAAAACATGGCTATACTTAATTGTTTAACAAGCTACACTCAAGATGTAAGCGGATGTGCTGAAACATTAGAATTCAGTTCCCCCACGTTCACAAACGATACTAACTACGTTGTAAAATTTACGTATGCAAATGGATGGGTGCTTAAACGCGAAGCAACAAGCGGCCTATACGATGCAGTAATTGAAATAAACAATAACGGATTCTGGAACATTGGAACGGGCCCCGTAAAAGTTGAAATACTTAATGGCTGCGATGTCACAAATTTTGATATTTGTGGGACAGTTTATTCATCAATTACACTTAACTTCATAAACATAACTGAAGATGATACTATTGCCATTATCCCTTGTCCTTGCCCTGAATAGCCTATGTTGTTTAGGTGTTCACTGCCTAACGCGTGAGGATATGTTATTTGAGAAAGCAGCAAACTATATTCGACATTATGTTGGTGAATTTTGGAGCAAACCATTGTTCGATTGCCCGCCATGTATGGCATCGGTATGGGGTTTAATCGGTTGGTTATATTTTGTAACCGACTTGCATTTGATACCTTACTTACTTATACTATGTGGATTAAACGCGTTAACATCTAAAATGTTTTATTATGGAGATTGAAGATGCACATAAGTTTCTGTTATCACTCGGCTACACTTACACTGGTCAAACATGCGGATGTGGAGGCAGTTCAAAGAAACGCACTTACAATAAAACAGATAGTAAAATTATAATTAACTTAAGAACGAAACACTATACACATAACAATGAACTTCCGAAACCTATTCAAGAACTCGCCACCAGTTTATAAATCCGAATTCCCGCTTGAATTCGCGTTCAAGTGTGGAGGCGTTGACTACTTTGAGTTTGTCGATAAGAACAACCTACCTTATGAGCGTGGGTTAGAAGCGTTGACATTTTACCAAGAAATGCAGAACGGAGTTACAAACGATTACATCAAGAATTACAACGCGGCAATGAGCAAGTTGTTAAGTGATCCAAAGAAAATCAACCTCAACGAAATCATTAAACTACAAATGCGATTCGAGGAGCGTTGTAACTTCATTATAAGCAAGGATATTATCTACAAGGTTGCTTCGGTTGCGTTTGTGGATAAAAGTGAGCCATTGACACGTTATGACTTTAAGGCTAACGAAAAAAAGATTAAGAACTGGAAAGAGAATGCAGGCGATAGTTTTTTTTTGTCAATGCCAATAAAGAAATTAGTTCCGTTTTTAGCGAAGTCAGGCGACACTTCCCTGACGTATTTAGCGATAGTGGAAAAAGTAGAGCAGATTCAACGGGATATAGTTTCGTTACAGACATTAGGGATGGAATTGCAAGCAGAGAAAGATTAAAGATTACCGTATTAAAATATTTACCCGCGAATTATCAAATTAATTTACTAAATTTGTGGGATTTCTTTTTCTTTGCTAATGAGGCAAAGAAGCCACAACCAAAAACGCCTAAAAAGTAATGGCAGTTGGAAAATGTAATAATTAAATTCGTTGCAGACACATCAGGACTTGAGCCTGCGATTAAGCAACTTGAATTACTTGGTAAGATAAGCAAAGATGATGCGGCCGCGTTTGCGCAAGTTAACAATGAGCAAAAGGAATTCATTCAAAACTTAAATAAATCCACAACCGAAATGGGCAAGTTGTCCAACGAAGTCGATGGGCTTATGGCCGAGATTCAAGCGGGAGTGATGGAGGGATTTGCAGACCATTTAGCTGAGGTAACAAAAGAAACCAAGCAAGCAGGAACGGGTTTCAAGTCAATGAAGCAAGAGTTGAAAGAATTAAAAGCTCAGATTGCAAGTGGGTCATTAGGCGAAAAGGAATTAAGAGAAGCCACAAAACGCGCTGCAGAGTTAACCGATACTATTGGCGATGTCAACGATAAGGTTAAGGCATTAGCGAGCGACACAAAGCGAATTGATGCGGTTGTAACTGCGTTTAGAGGAATAGCCGCTGCGGCTTCGGTTGCTGCGGGTGCTGCAACATTGTTTGGAAGTGAGAACGAAAAGTTAACTAAAACATTAGCGCAAGCTCAGGGCGCGATGGCATTGTTGCAAGGTGTCCAAGAGTTAGCGAATATAGCCACAACTGAGGGCGCATTGAGAACAATGGTGTTGGATGGGGCGCAAAAAACCGCTGCGGTTAGTGCCAGGTTAATGGGTACAAGTATAGCAGGAGCAACTGCGGTTGCAACTGCAGGAGTTAGCTTGTTAGTTATTGGTTTGGTTGCGCTTGTTTCTTATCTAAATGATACAGCAGATGATGGTGTAGAAAACTTCAATAAAAAAATAGCTGAAATAGGTAGAGATGAGGGCAGCCTTGCAGTGATAAAAACAAGAGTTGAGTTAATTCGTAAAGGATTATCCGATGAAACAAAAATGCGTGTAGATGCTATAATTTCAAGGAATAAATCTCAAATGCAGTTTGAAAGAGAAATGCGTAAAGATATAAAAACACTTGATGATGAATTTAATGCATTAGACATTAGTGATCAAATTAGAACAAATAAAACATATCAAGCCGAACGTTTAAGAATATACAACCAATATGTTAAAGATTTTAAACTTGCAGAAAAATCTTATAATGATGATATAGCAGATATTAATGAGGCCGCAGCCAAAGCTAAATTGCAAAAAGAAAAAGATACAAGTAAAGCAGTTGTAAAAAATAAAAAAGAGGAAGTAGATAACACAATAAAAGAGGAAGAACGCAGATTGCGTGAGGAAATAGCAGCTAATCAATTAGCATTAGAGTCTTCCACATCAATTGATGACCAAGCGTTTTACTTTAAAAAAATAACTGAATTTAAAAAAGACCAAGTAAGGTTAACTGAAGATTTAACTGATAGTGAATTAATATTAAAATTAGAGCAGTTTGACAAAGAATATGATGCATTTGTTAGGATGTTGGTGGATAAAAAATACGCGCAAGATGATTATTACGATGCAGATTTAGAAGCATGGGCAGCGGCAGAACAAGCAAAATTAGATGCAGCAAAAGAAGCCGCAGATAAGAAATCCGCATATGATAAAGAAAAAATTAAGGCATACACTGACTTAGCTCTATCTTCAGCACAAACCATCTCCGACACCATCTTCACAATCAACCAACAAAACAGAGATGCCGAAACCGCATCAATATTAGATTCACTTAGCATGCGTAAAGATGCCGAGTTAAGCAATAAAGAGCTAACCGATGCACAACGCTTACAGATTGAGGAAAGATACGCACAACAAGAAGCCGAAATCAAAACACGCGCGTGGGAGGCACAAAAACAAGCGGCAATAGCACAAGCAATAATGAATGGAGCTTTAGCAATTGGTAACATACTTGCAACAGTTCCAGGTGGGCCATTAAGTCCTGCAACAATAGCATCGTTAGCGGCCGCAGCCATATCAACTGCCGCACAAGTCGCAATCATCGAATCAACACAACCGCCAAAGTTTGCCGATGGTGGTATGGTAGGCGGTCAATTGCATTCAAGTGGAGGCACATTGATTGAGGCTGAGCGCGGTGAATACGTTGTAAACAGACATGCAGCAGCCGAATATTTACCAGTATTGAAAGCCATTAATGAGGGTGAGCCTACATTTGCAAACAATATATTAGCATCATTAGCCACACAGAATTTCGCACTTGCGGCACAATTTCAAACCAAACAAAGTGCAAGTAGTGATGGCATTAACTACGATAAGTTAGACCGAATTATGGCAAAGCACAAATCGAATTTAAATGTCAATATTGATGAGCAAGGTTTAACAACATTTTTGCTCAAAGAAAATAGCCGCGTTGAATTTAGAAACAAAAAAATGAGATACAGAGCATGAATTGGAAGTTCACATTAATAGACAGTTCAAGTGTTTCAACCGTTGTTGAATCGCCAGTTGGTTGGAATGGTATTGGTGGCAACTTAACGCGCAACATCATAAGTCATGGCATCAATATAAACATATCAACTGATTCATTCGAGTGGGTTGGTGAAGCTTACGATTTGCTTTATACAGAATTTCAAACGAATGGCGCTAACGGTCAATATCAAGTGCAAATCGATTACGAATGTGCCGAGGGCGATGGCTATACTAACTATTTTATAGGTGCATTTGACTTCAATACATTTGAAAGACAATGTGCTGACTATTGCTTTATTAAGTTAAGCGTTACCGCATCAAAGTGCACCGATGTGTTTATGAGTAGAATGGGTCAAGATGTTGATATTGAAGCAACAACTAACTTTGATGGGCAAGCGATTACACCACCATTGTTGAGGGTATTGAATATTGAGGGGCAAGATGTGTTGTTGCAGAATAAAGCGTTTAACACCGATGGAAGTTTATTTAATATCAGTGGGAGTTATGGAACAACTGGCTCAAAGGTTTTTTGCATCCCAGTTTATTTGCCAAACAATCCCTTAATTGAAATTGGAGATTTTGCAATTAACAATGTAACTCAGTTTATTGTTGAAAATCCTGCTCAAGATGGATTTTTACCACCTGCCGACCTTTTAGATTGGAACAAAAACGGGTCAAACCTTGCAATTTGGGAACGAACAACAGACCCATTAAATTGCATTAATAATGATGCCACTATTAGATGGCGAAGCAAAGGAGGTTATGAGATAAATACTAATTTCAATGGTAGCGTTACAGTGACATTGGTTATGTCAAAATATGATATTGATACCAATAGTTATACTGTTATTTCATCAAATCCAACGGGAGGCGGTTCAATGACAGTAACAAGTGGCGTTCCTATTGTAGAAACATTTGACTTGTCGTATAGCAATACACCAGCCTATGAAGAAGCACAATATTTGCTTTACTTTTGGGCGGTTGTATTTCAAGTTAACACAGGCTCACCAAGCAACTTTACTTTTGATTTGAGTTATGATGCAGGCAATGCAAACAACTATTTCACAATGGAACTTAACTCCAATTGCGATGCCACAACATGCACATCAGTTTATTTGCCTGAGTTGTTAAAGTTTCTCCCATCGGCATACATGGATGAGGATTGCCCATCGTTAGTTATGGAAGAGGAATTAAATCAATGTTTAGACTTTTATCAAATAACTAAGGGCTCATTTATTCGCCAAGTAACCGAGCCAAGCACACCCAAATTATTTACATCATACGAATATTTATTTGAGCAATGTCGCAAAATATTTAACATCGGGTGGGGGTTTGATAACAACGAAACCGAGTTAAAGATTGCACGTATTGAAGAGTTTTATAAGTCAACAATAGTAGTTGATGTCGGATTGGTTGACAAAGCTATATTCACAACTGCCCAAGATTTGATTTATGGCACGATTAACGTGGGATATGACAAATGGGAAGCCGAAGAGTATAACGGTCTTGATGAGATGAATACCGAGCGACAATATCGCAGAAACATCGACTCAAATCCAACAGAGTTAGACCTAATGGCTGATATCATTAGCGCAGGATATACGATTGAAGTAACACGTAGAAAAAACCAAGCGAGAACGGGAACAAGTGATTGGCGTTATGATGATGACTTGTTTATTGTTAACGCAGTTGTTGAGGGTGGTAATTTATATGCTTACAGAGGTGTTGACAATGGAGCTGCAAATATCTATTCTCCTGCAACACGAATGAACTACGTATTAACACCTTTGCGTAACTTAATGAGGTGGTTTAAATCTATTGTTGCAGCACAACCAACGGTGGCAAATGAGGAATTAATATTTACAAGCGGCACTGGTAACTATATTGCTGAGGGGCAAATGACTACTTACTGCCCTATTGAGGGAAGTGTTATTGCAGAAAATGAAACAATAAGCGTTGCAGATTTTGATAATTCATATTACACCACACCAATTTGGAAAACAGAATATGTAACCTTTACCGCACCGTTTTCGATGGCAGACTTTGAAGATGTTAAAGTAAATCCTTATGGTGCAATTCGTTTTAGATGCTCAGACACTTACTACATTGGCAACATTGTCGAAATCAATCACGATCCGAATGAGGGATTAGCAGAATTTAAACTTTTAATTAGAAGATAATGGCAGCGATATTAAACATACCTAATAGCTTTGTAACCTTTTACAACCTGGCGAATGACTTAGGCATACCCGAGTATGTAACTGATACAGAATGTGGCATTCAAAAGGATTTTTGCTTACCTATTTATGATGTTGGCGATGTGGCTTTTCAAACGCAAATAGTATCAAGTGAGGTAATAAGTAGCGTGACAGTTTATAAAGTGCCGACAAGTGGCACTGGTGTAATTTTAAACGACGTAATAACAAGCATTGTGACTAATGGAACACAAAGCGGAGTGCCGATTTACAATATTTATTTTTCCTTTGTGTTTTCTGATTTACTTGATAATACTTTCGATGGCGATTGCTTTCAGTTAGCGTTTGCTTGTGGTATTTCGGAGCCAAGTTTTTTTATATCTAATCAATGCTTTAAAAAGGTTAATGATAAATGCTTAACCACTAAACTTGCATACACAAACACATCAAACGCATTTGGTTTTTATTATAGGACTGCGGTTGTTGTTATTAACCCACCTCCTGCACCACCATTGCTTATACCTACAACTAACTATATCCGATTACCATTATACTTCAAAGAGCCAAACATTAGCAGCGACAAAACTGTTTATGTTCGACCAGATGGAAGCCGCCAATTATTATCGGCACGATTGGCAAAGCGTTATAAAGGTTATGTCGATGAGGTGCCCGAGGAAGTGCATCAAAACTTAGTAATTGCATTGAATCACGATGGCATTTACTTCACACCCGAAAACTTTACAACTCAAATACAAGCACGATTTGAGGATGAGTATAACAATAATTATCCCGAAATAATGCAGAACGTAAACATTTGGAGCTCAGATTTTACTATCTTTGAAACGCCATTTAATAACTTCAATTCAAACTGCGAATGACAACTGGAATACTCTTAATCGGAATCGGCCATAAAAACTATGGGTGCATGGCTGCAAACCTTGCGATGTCATTGCGTGCAAACGGTTGTCACTTGCCTATAACATTAGTAACGCAAGCCGATACTATCACGCGTTTAGATGAGGATTACAAAGCATTGTTTACCGAGATAAAATACATTGAGCCACATTGCTACACACTTGCCGATAACGAAACGTGTTACATCAAAGCAAAGGCGCACATTGATGAGTTAACACCATATGACTATACGTTGTTTATTGATGCGGATGTGATAATGATTAACAACCATTCCATTAATGCAGAGATTGAGAAATTAAAGGGTATTGATTTCGCGGTAAAAAATAGCGGGTTTAAAAAATATGATAGTGATGAGATTACTGCCGATTCAAAGCAATGGGCTAACTTATTAGAAGTAAAAGAGGCGTTTGGATTCACAACTGAAAAGATTTGGAATGTGCATTCCGAGTTTATATGGTGGAAAAAAGGCCATCCTTTGTTTGCAAAGTGGGTGGAAAATTTTGAGAACATACGTGTAAAAAACATTGAGTTTGCAGGATGCATACCCGATGAGTTACCGCTATGGATTGCAATGTGCCAATTAGGTGTTGACTGCCACCAAGAAATGTATCATCCTACTTTTTGGCCAATGGATTCAACTAAAACAATGCGATTAAAAGACTTAACAGATGACTATTGTGGCATATCTATTGGAGGTAACAGAATAAGTGAAGTGCAATTAACAATCTATAACAACCTTGTGCAAATTCATGCATTAAGAATGAATATGCGATATAAATTTTTACAACAGCCTAAAAGAAGATGGGCTCCAGAACGCCATACTTATTAAATGGAAACCGAAAACAAATACATTATTATTGATGCCGATATCGTTGCCGATGTCGCACGTAATCCACATATAGAAGATGAGGAATATGTTAACTTCCAATACTATTCCGATGGAGAATATCCGCGTAAATTAATTGATGAGGTAAGACCTAACGAACACATAATAGTTAAGGAGTATCGTAAGAAAACTTATGAGGCGGTGTTTAGCGAAGTTTACGATCGCGTTTTAAATGCACTAAATAAAATACAACGTGCGGATGGATTCTTTTTAAAGTTTCCCGACACGCAATATCCACGAATAGCAAAAGATGAGGATTTAAAAACATACCTTACAAAAAACTTTACCGCTTCCAAGTCATTAATGAATTGGGCTTTTCAAGTGGGATTAAAACAATACACAATTGATGCTAACGGTGTTATTATTGTTTGGGCTGAACAAGCTGAGCCAACTGAATATAAGAAGCCGAAACCTTACGTAATCAATTCAAGTAATATTGTTTACCATTACGAGGGCAATAGCATCGTTTACAAAGATGATGACAATGGCAATGTATATTATTCGATTGATAAAATTAGTTGGTCAAAGTGGCGCAAAAAAAAGAAAGGCAACGGTTTTGATTTAGTTGAGGAAACATTCCATGGCTTAGGTGTATTCCCTGGCTTTACAATCGGTGGTGTTGTAGAAGAGGAAGAGGAACTTGGCCGCGAATATCAAAGTAGATTAAAAGCAATGTTACCATGGTTAAACGTGGCAACGGTTGAGTTTAGCGACTTACGTGCTGAAATAACGCAGCACATCCATTCAACGGTTTGGATATACCAAGATGAGCAATGTAAGTCATGCAACGGTCAAGGCTTTACCTTTACCAAAGAGCAAGAGCGTGTGCCATGTACGAATAGCAAGTGTAAAGATGGGCAGATTCCGACATCGCCTTACGAAACTATACGTGTAAGACCTGCAAAAACAACGATGGGAGAAGTGCCTGCACCGACTCCACCGATGGGCTACATTCAAAAGCAAACCGAGATTGCTGAGTTGCAGGACAAACGCATAAACGAGATGCGTTATCGTTCGTTAGCTGCCATCAATATGCAGTTTTTAGAGGCACAACCAGCTGCTCAAAGTGGTGTTGCAAAGGCTTATGACCGCGATGAAACTAACAACACATTTTACGGTGTTGCAGTTGACATAGGAACGATAATGACTAACATTGCTGATTTGTGTGCGATGTGGAGATATAAAGAGATATACGATGTTGCAACCATTAAGTCAATGGTGCCCGTTTGCGTTGTGCCTAATCAGTTTGACATCTTAGGCAGTCAACTAATATTGGAAGAGATTAAAGCGGCTAAGGATAGCGGCTTAAACGATGCGGTGTTAAGTGCGCAAGAGTTGGAATATATCGTTAAGAGATTTCCTAACGACATTGCAATGCAAGATATGTTACGTGATGCATTTAACCTTGACCCTGCGAGTGGTAAAACGCAAGAGGAGAAAGCGTTGTTGGTAAGCAATAAGATGATGTCAAAAACAGATGCAGTTATAAGCACATACATTCAAGACTTTGTTCAACGTGCATACGCTGAGAATCCCGAATTCAACCGCTTAGATAAGTCAAGGCAGCAAGCGGTATTGAATGGATTTGCAGTTGAGAAATTGAAAGAAATAAACACTAAGGATATATTGTTTAATCAGATATTTGGTGCTACTATTGTAGATAATGGCGCAAGCGAATAAAGAAATACAATCAACTTTAAACGCCATTGATAATGGTTTGATTACTTGGAATGAGGCAATGCCAAAAATCCAAGAGCAAATCTATCGGAGGCTATTACAATTCCAACGTGAGTTAGGTGTTCAGGGCGATACAATAACAAACTCGGTTAAGAACATCAAACTGCTATCGAGTCTTAAGAGTGATTTGGAAACAATCATTTTAGATGACTCGGATTATGGCGAAAGCGTAACGAAATTTGCAAAGCTTTACGATAAGGTAAACGCATTGAATTTTTCTTATTACAAAGCACTTGAAAAGAAATTCAAACCGCCTAAAGTAGTTGAGGCAATAAGGCAACAATCAATATCGGTAACGTTGGAGGGATTAACCGAATCGGGATTGAATCAAAACCTCATCACACCGGTAAGAGAAATGATTAACACCT